CCGGGCGGCTTTTTCGTTTCTCGGAGGCACGAATGCCGATCGTCCAGCAGGGCAGCATCAACACGACCGCCCTCATCGTTCCGGACTTGTATGTCCAGATCGTCCCGCCGCAGGTCGCCCTGCTGAATGGCGTCCCGACCAATGTGCTCGGCGTGGTCGGCACGGCAACCTGGGGGCCGACCAACTCGCCGACGCTGATCGGCAACATGGCCATGTACGCCCAGGCGTTCGGGGCGATCCAGAACCGCGCCTACGACATGGGCACCGCTGTTGCTGTGGCTGTCCAGCAGGGTGCCAACAACTTCCGCTGTGTGCGCGTCACCGACGGCACGGACACGGCGGCCACGGCGGCTGTGCAGACCAACTGCTTGACGCTGACCGCGAAGTACACCGGCACGCTGGGCAACACCGTGACGGTCGCACTTGCCACTGGCAGCGCTACTGGCACCTGGAAGGTGACGGTGGCCGCGCCGGCGCTCGCCCCGGAGGTGTTCGACAACATCGGCGCCGGTCTGTCCGGTGGGCCGCTGTGGGGGGCAATCGCTGCAGCGATCAACAACGGCACCAGCGTCACGCGCGGCCCGTCGCAGATCATCACGGCAGCCGCTGGCGCCGGCACCACGGCGCCGGTGGCGGCCACCTTCACGCTGGCCAGCGGTACCGACGGCGCCACCACGATCAGCGGCTCGGTACTGATCGGCCAAGACACGATCCCGCGCAAAGGGATGTACGCGCTGCGCAATCAGGGCGTGTCGGTGGCCATGCTGGCCGATTGCTCGGATTCGACCACGTGGGCCACGCAGGTGGCCTTCGGCCTGTCCGAGGGCATCTACATGATCGGTGTCGGGCCGGCGGGCGACACGATCGCCAACGCGGTCAGCACCAAGAGCACGGCCGGCATCGACTCGTATGCCTTCAAGTTGCTGTTTGGCGACTGGGTGTACTGGCTCGACACGGTCAACCAAACGACGCGCCTGGTGTCGCCGCAAGGCTTCGTGGCGGGCCTGCTGGCCAACCTGTCGCCGCAGAACAGCAGCCTGAACAAGCAGATCTATGGTGTGGTTGGCACGCAGAAGACGTTCGCCAACCAGGTCTACAGTTCTGCCGAGCTGCAATCGCTGATTCAGGCTGGCATCGATGTGGTGACCAACCCGGTGCCGGGCGGTTCGTACTTCGGCTGCCGCGCTGGTCACAACACCAGTTCGAATTCGCTCACGCAGGGTGACAACTACACCCGCATGACGAACTACATCGCCAGCACGATCAACGCTGGCATGGGCAAGTACGTCGGTCAGCTGCAGTCGGCTACGGTGCGCGCACAAGCGGCCGCCACGCTGTCGAACTTCTTCAGCTCGATGGAGCAGCAGGGGATGATCGGCGCCGTCAACGGCGGCCCGTCGTTCTCGGTGCAGATCGATGCCAACAACAACCCGATGAACCGCGTCGCGCTGGGCTACATGCAGGCGGACGTGAAGGTGATCTACCTCAGTGTTATCGAGAAATTCCTCGTCAATGTTGAGGGGAGCCAAGCGACCGTCATTCGCACGAGCACGTCGAACCAATGAAGACGATCCCGCTCGGTAATGGCGGGGAGGCTTTGGTCGATGATGAGGACTGGGCCTCCCTCTCGGTCTTCAAGTGGCACCGGAACGACAACGGGTATGTGGTGCGGGGCGACAAGTCATCTGGTCGCCTCACGTTGGTGCGAATGCACCGGCAGATACTCGGCGCCGAGAAGGGGCGGCACGTCGACCACATCAACGGCAATCGCGTCGACAACCGGCGATCAAATCTTCGGTTCTGCACCCGCACGCAGAACATGTGGAATGCCGGAAAGCATGCGAGGTGCACGTCGAAGTTCAAGGGTGTCTATTGGCTCAAGGCCAACCAGAAATGGCGCGCAAAGATCAAAGTCGGCGACAAGCATCTGTCGCTGGGGTGCTTCACTGACGAGATCGAAGCTGCCCGTGCCTACAACGCGGCCGCAAAACAACACTTCGGCGATTTCGCTCGCCTCAACCTCATCCCATAGGTGAAGCAATGCCAATCAGCAATTACTCGGTCGGGCGCGACTACACGCTGGTCATCCAGACCGCAAACGGCACGCTGCAACCGAACAAGATCACCGCTTTCAAGAGCAAGCAGGACGTGACCGACGTGCGCGTCAAGCGCCTGGACGGCATTACCGACCACGTGCGCTTCTTCGATGGCTGGTCGGGCTCGTTCGATGTGGAGCGCCAGGACGCCACGCTCGACAACTACTTCGCCCAGCTCGAAGCGGGCTACTACGCCGGTGTGAACGAAGCGCCCGCGCAGATCTACGAAACCATCCAGGAAGCCAATGGATCGGTTTCGCAGTTCCGCTATGACGGCGTGCTGATGACGTTCGCTGATGCCGGCAATCGCGCTGGCGACGCCACCATCAAGCAATCGATCAACTTCGTGGCCTCGCGCCGCATCAAGGTGTCCTGATGACCAGCGTGACCATCAATCCGAGCCCGTCTGAACAACTGATCAAGAGCGGTGCGCGCGAAGTCGTCGTGGACGACGCGCTGGGCCGCAAGATCACGCTGCGCAAGCCGAATCCGCTGGCCAATCTTGACTTTGCCAAGGCCGCGGGCGGCAGCGAGCTGAACATGCTTTACCTTGCCGAGGTCGCGCACCTGAAGTACGTGAGCGCGATCGATGGTGACCCGGTACCGACGCCGGCCACCGAGGCGCAACTGCGTGCGCTGTACCAGCGCCTGGGTGATGAGGGCAACGAAGCCGCCCAGCGCGGCGTTGCCGACAACTTCGTGCGTCAGGCGGCGCCGGAGACCGAGCTAAAAAACTCCTGACGGACGGCCCGTTTCACGAGGCAATGTGGCTCGTGCATAACGGTGTTCCGTTCGACGTGGCGTTTTCTCTCGATGATGCAATGCGGCAGGCTATGGCGATCAAGTGCAGCGAGTTTCATGGCGCTGAATTTGACCTGAATACCATGTCGTTCAAGGAGCGGGAATGAATCTATCGCTCGCCGACATGGCGCTCCACCTGCTGGAAGCCGAAGCGCGCATGCTCGTCACGCTCGAGCACGGGCTTGAAAAAGCCGCCGCCGAGATCGACAAGGCGGCTAAGGACAAGATCGGGGAATACCAAGCGGCCAACGGCATGCATGACGCATGGCCAGAGTTGGCTGACAGCACCAAGGAAGATCGGGTGCGCAAAGGGTTCACCGAGAACGATCCGCTGCTGCGAAGTGGCGAACTGCGCGACTCCATGGGCCACGAAACCAAAGGGCTAGAGGCCGCGATTGGCTCGACGTCTGATATTGCCGTCTATCAGGAACTCGGGACCGACAAGATCCCGCCGCGGCCGTTTCTCGGCGCGGCGGCATACGAACACATCGATGAAGTGAAAAAGATCGTCGGCGGGGCGGTGATTACCGGCATCGTCGGCGGTAGCGCGCTGCCTTACAAGGTCTAGGCAGTGAGGATCACGTAGAGCACAAAGCAGCCGGCGATGACGAGACCAGCGCCGACCACAAGCAAGACGAGCGAGAAGGCGCCCACAAGGATGCGCTCTTCCAGAGCCAGTTTGCGCGGCATGGCGTGCTGCGGCATGACTCGCCGGATACGCGGGTATTGAACGAACGAAACCCGGTCAGCCAGCCATTCCTGCGTTCGGTAGAGGATATTCATGAGCATCGACGCCTACAAAATCGCAGTACAGATCTCGCTGGTCGAGAACGTCACGCGCGGATTGGCTACGTTGTCGCGTTACTTCAAGGCCGCTCACACCGATGCCACGGCACTTGAGGCCCGGATTGCCAAGATCGGAAAGATGGCGGCTGCAGGAGGTATTTTAGCCGCTGCTGGCGCTGGTGGCCTGAAATTGCTGCAGGGCCCGCTGGAAGAGGCGAAAAAGTACCAGACCGAGTTGGAGCGCTTCCGCGCGCTCGGTCTGGGCGATGCAGTGACCTCCCAAGCTGACAAGTTCGCAAAAGGCATGAACGTCATGGGCCAGTCGGCCCGCGACAACATGAAGCTGCTGCGCGAGGCGACCTCCATCATGGGGGATTTCCATCACGCTCAGGAAGTCGTGCCGATGCTGGCCAAGATGAAGTTCGGTCTTGAGTCGGTCATGGGCGAAGGCCATGGCGGCAAGTTTGAGCAGATGTTTCAAGCCGCCATCAAGGTGACGGAACTGCGTGGCGCGCTGGTGAACCGCGAAACCGGTCAGATAGACCCGCAGAAGTTCGGCCAAGCGCTGAATATGATGACGCAGGCATACGTGGCCAGTGGCGGTCTGGTGAAGCCGCAGGACTACCTGGCGGCTATGAAGACCGGCGGGGTTTCCACCAAGATGATGAGCCCCGAGATGTTCTTCTACGGGCTCGGCCACTTCATGCAGGAATCTGGTGGCTCTCGTACGGGTACGTCGGCCATGTCCATGTTCCAGAACTGGGCCATGGGACGCATGCCGCAGCGCATTGCTGAACGCATGGCCGGGCTTGGCCTGCTGGACCCGAGCGCGATCCACTATGGAAAGACTGGGCACATCACCGGCGTCGATCCAGAGGGGATCATCCGCGCGAAGGAATTCACGGAAAACCCGTTCAAGTACATCAATGAAGTGGTGGTGCCGCGCCTGCAGCAGAAGGGTTTCAAGGGCGATGACTTGAATATGCAGTTGGCATCGCTGTTCGGTATTCGCACGGCGTCAAACCTCGCGGATCAGTTCGTCCGAGAGCAGAAGATTGCCGATCTGTACATCGAGCGATCCAAACACGCCGCGAACATCACGGGGCTCTATGAGGGCGGCGGTAAGACCATGGCCGGCAAGGAGATTGATCTTGAGGCCAAGCTGGCGAGCCTGAAACTCGAACTCGGCCAGAAGATCCTGCCGCTGGCGATTCGTGGGATGGAATTGCTGATCGGCTTGATTGATCGAGTGACGAAGTTCACCAAGGATTTCCCGGGTCTTACCAAGGTCATCTTGCTCGCCACGGCGGCACTTTCCGGCTTGATGCTGCTGGGTGGCGGTTTGCTGCTTCTGAAGGCTGCGATTTCTGGGTTCGCGCTGCTCAACCTGGGTGGAATCGCAAGCGCGCTAGGCCCGGCGGGCGTCGCCGGTGGCCTAGCTGGGCTTGCCAAGGCAGCCGGCGTCTTCATGGCCGCCTACGCTGGCTGGAAAGCCGGCGGATGGCTGAACGACAACGTCATCAACCCGCTGGTGGAAAAGGCCAGTGGCGTGAAAGGCGCGACGCTGGGCACTTGGCTTTACGACGTGACCCACCCCAATGAAGGCAAAAACCTGACCGGTACTACTGGCAGCCCACACGTGAAGACGGATGCCGGAAGGCCAATCAACGTGCATGTGACAGGTAAGGTGGATGGCCGGACGCTTCTGCAGTTCATGGCGGAGGGGCAAGCCAAAGAGTTGTCGCGCCCGCCGACCGGCCCAACCACATTCGATCCGAGCATGGGGCTTCGCCCATCTGCGCTGAGATAACCCATGTCCGACCTCATCCTTCAACTCGGCGATTTCCAGTTCCAGCAGCAGGAAATCCCCGAGTCGATTCCCTTTGGGGGCGAGCAGGCTCTCGTCGTTCACCGCCTGGTGGGTGGTGTGAAGGTGGTTGACGCGATGGGCGCGTTCTCCGGGCCGAAGGAATGGACCGGGTGGTTGCGTGGGGACAATGCCGTAGCGCGTGCGCTACAACTCGACGCCATGCGCGCCGATGGTGTGGCGCGGGTTCTCCAATGGCACGAGTTGGCGTATGTGGTGGTGGTCAAGGATTTTCGGGCCGACTTCCAGCGCTTCTACCAGATCCCGTATCGGATCTGGTGCGAGGTGGTGGAAGACCTGACGCTGTCGACGGCCGGCCAAGGCATTCCCGGTGTGGATAGCCTGATCTCCGGCGATCTGGGTATCGCATCGGGTCTCATGTCGACGGTGAGCGGCCTCGGCCTTGATAGTGCGTTCAGCACTGTGCAGTCAGCCATCCAGGGTGTCTCCAGTTTCGCCAACGCTGCGCAGTCGACGCTGAACGGTGTGCTGCAGCCTATCGCGGCGTTCCGCACGCAGGCGCAAACGCTAATCGCGCAGACGAACAACACGATGATGAACGTTACGACGCTGGGCGGCATCCTGCCGAACAACCCGATCAGCACGCAGGCCAGCAAAATCACGCAGCAGATTGTCGCGACGCAGAACCTGCCGACGCTGGTGCAGCTGGACCGCGTCATGGGTCGCATCCAGGGAAACGTCGGATCGATCTACAGCAGCGCGAAACAGCAGACTGTAGCCGGCGGCAACCTGATGCAGATGGCCGCGAAGGAATACGGCGACGCCATGGCATGGACCGGCCTTGCCAAGGCCAACCCGCAGCTCGGCGGCGATCCACAGATCGCTGGTATTGCGACCGTGACCATTCCGCCGACCAAAGACGACGTTGGTGGCGTGGTGAACGCGTAACAGGCCAAACACCGACATAACAGCCCCGCCTCGAGCGGGGCTTTTCTTTCCATGAGCCTGAACGACCTTCCAGCGCAGCCCATC